AGAAAAAAGAAAAAATAATATGCCTGGTGGACTAAAGAAAAAAGAATTGCGAACTGAACTCGATTTAACTCCTAAACAAAAAATGTTTGTAGAAATTTATGTGAAAGATTGGGGATCAATTACTCAAGCTGAAGCATTAAAACGTGCAGGTTATGTTTGCACTAATGAAAAAGATTATAGCTCTGTTGCATCTAGAATGTTATCTCGAAAACTACACCCACATATTGCAAAATATTTTGATAAATTATTTGAGAGAGAAATTAAAAAATACGAAGGTGACAACCTTAGAAGATATAAAAGGTTAGAAAGAATCGCTGACAAGGCAGAGAAAGAAAAACAATTCGCTGCTGCTATCAATGCTGAGTATAGATCTGGTCAACTGGCTGGTGCTTACGTAGATAAAAAAGAAATAACAGTTAGTGGTTTGGAGGGTATGTCACGTGAGCAACTTGAAAAAAAACTCAAGGAACTATCAAACAAGATCGATGGCTATAACGCCAAAACGATTGAAGTTGAGTCCGAAGACGTTACAGCAATTGAAGAAAGCTAGTTGGTCTGAATGGTTAGATGCTTTTAACCAAGTACACAACTCCACTATCACTACTTCAATTGGTAAGATAAAGGTAGAGATTGATGACTAAAAAGAAAATACAACAATCAAAAATATTAAACTTTGATTTTAAAAATCTCGGTAATGTAATTGATGATTATCCATTTGTAGAAATAGAATGGCTTGATATTGAAGGTGATGCTGGCTGGTCTAGCACTAAAGATTTAAGTAAGGAACAATTACCTGTATGTGTATCAAAGGGTTATTTATTAAGTCAAAGCAAAGGTATTACTAGAATGTTTACCGATTATATTAAGACAAAAGATAAACCTACATTTGACAATATTGGTAATACAACTATTATTCCAACAGCAGTAATTAAATCAATTAGAAAAATTAAATTATAAATACTGATTAGATCATGAGCTCTAAAAACAACGAAGCTAGGCTTTGGCAGAAGGTTAAAAAAGGGTTGACTGATTGCTTTCTAACACGCATAGAATCTAGCACTATCAATGGAATTCCTGATATTCATGCAGTGCATAAACAAGAAGTATTTTGGATAGAATTAAAGTCAGATTCATTAAGTTATCCTGCACTAAATAAGTGGCAGGTTGTATGGATTAATAAGTATGTAAAAGCAGGTGGTAAAGTAATTATCCTAAAAGAGAACTTGGGTAAGACCCCCTTGCAGAGTGTCCTTAAACTGTACAGACCGGTGTCACTGTTCACTGAACCTCGTTCACTGGTTCCTCGTTCCTCGTTCTCGGCCCCTTGCAGCAGGTGCTCAGGGAGCTGGGATCCATGCACAGCTCAGCGTAAGCTCGTTCTCGTTTCCTGGCCACCAATTTTTTCCTCTTTGTTAGGTTGGTGGCCTGGTAACCAGCAGCTCAGATGCTGGATCTCGTTTCTCGTTCTCGTTTATGGATGAACCTCGTTCTCGTTTAACGGATACTGGACGTCCCCCAGCAGGTGATGGAGCTGGTGCATGACGGCGTGCACAAACTTCTGCTTGACAGGTATCCCATGATGTCGTATGGTCATTACGTTGGGTGTCCAAATTGGTCGGACTTAATTAGACACCAGATTTTATAAAGGCTAGCCCAACTAAACAAAACAAAGGAGGAAAAGATGGCAGTAGATTTTGACGCGTTAGATCTCGTTCGAACACAGAACAAAGCTCGTTCTTATAATACTAAACTAGACGGACTGGTGCAGGAGAACACAGAGCTCCGCACGCTGGTGGCTGACCTAACTAAGGAAATGCCAGAGGGAAACCGTAAGCTCATGTACCAAGAAAGATTAAAAAAGATCGAAAACTCTTCTTGACAGATGTCCCATGAGGTCTTATATAGAAGGTGCCGTGCATTAACTTTACCTAAGCTTATGTTTGATCAACACAAGCGATGACCTGAAAGATGGTTGGCGAATCTCTAATGTACGGCTTAGCATCTAACAAAAGGAGAGCAATGAACAAAGAGAAAGACAAACCTGCTAAACAAGAAGACAAACCTGAAGAAGGAAAAGTATATGCATTGACTGGTGCCAAGGGCACGGCATGCATCGCCAACGGAAATACGTGGAAAGAATCGGAGGTGAATGATGACAACAATTAATTCATGGTTACTGCAAGGAGAGAAGGAAGAACGTTTCCTAATATCAGACATTGCAAAACACGGCTGCGCCGGTGGCGTGTCGGGCCTAACCTACTACAACGAAACCAGCGCCTTCTACGATGATCATGAGACTGAGATCTGGACCATCCTATCCGATGAAGCAGATGCTGCTGGAATCGCAAATGGTTTGATGCTGTACAACATTTGCAAAAACCCCGACTCTCTCAAGATCCTGAAGAATGACCTCGTTTGGTTCGCGGTCGAAGTGGCCGCGCGGGAGTTACAAGATAACCTGCAGGAGGCCGCTGCTGGAGCTGCAGCGTGACCATCGCTGTCGTTTGGTTGTGTCTTCTGTTTATGTTCCCAGGTTTTACATTAGCTGGCACTGGCATCCTGATCCTCTCGCTCGTTGGAGTACTTTGATGCCAAGCTCGTCTCGTTTACTTAAGTGGATAGCACCTGCGGGTAACTCAGTCAGAGCTGGGGGACGCCGTCAGATTACTTTCGTAAAGCTCGGTCTCGTTTGAGGTAATGGATCACATTTGTTAAAGATTACTTAAAAGCATCTGGGGACGCTGGGGAAAAGCCTGTGGTATGAAAATTATCTAGATTTCTACTTTAGAATGATTCTAAAAGATAATTGAAAATACTTCTTGAATTAATATATGGGAGTTGATAAGACATTAGACTTAATCAACAAAGGAGAAAAGTTATGGGATTAGATCAACACGCACACCTTAGAGGTGAGCAAATAGATTGGGCGAAATATTACTCTGATGATAATGATCAAGAGAATAATTTTTTTGTCTGGAGAAAACACGCAAGACTTCAGCAGTTCATGGCGAAGAAGTGGGCAGAACAAAACCCTGCTGAAAACATAGAGGGACATTTGGCACATCTAGGTTTTAATGGAGACCAAGAAGCACCTTGCTATATGACCGAAGAAGTTGTGAAAGATTTAGCAGAAGCTATATCAAATGACTTCAAGGACTATGAGGCAACAGATGGTTTTTTCTGGGGGCAACAGTTCCAAGAGGAAAGTGTTAAAGAGTACAAGGAACAAGATATCAAGTTTCTTAAATTTTGCGAACAAGCTATCAACGAGAAAAAGGTCGTTGAGTATTGGTGTAGTTGGTAATGGCTAAAGATAAATTTAACGAGGCGACAGTTGTCGCCTCGTCTCGTTCTCGTGGTGGAAATGACACTTTAGTTAAACCTAAAGAGACTGACGGCACAGGTGCTGGGGAAGAAAAAAAAATAAAAGAAAAATTAATATCAATAATAACTGATAAGGACACAAATGCTTTTAGTGATTTTGCTAAATTTTTGGAACAGCAACTTAACGAACATATTGAAAAAGAAATTAAAAAAAAGTTAAATTAAGTATTGAATAAGATTTAATAAGATATATAAACATAGAGTATTCATAAGAATACATAACTTAACAAAGAGGTAATAAATGCCACAAGCAATAAAAAAGCTAAAGCAAGATGAGAAAAAAGTAGTCTTAGCTTATGCTTCACTAAAGCTAAAAGCAAATAGACTATCTAAAGAGTTAGATACAATGAAAGAACACATTGTAAATCTATTTGAAAGAACTAATCAAAACTTAATTATTGTCCAAGATGAGAATGGCAATAGCTTTGGTTTGCAAAAGATTAATAGAGTTAGAAAATCTTTTGATAAAGATAAATTTAAATTATCACATTTAGATTTATGGAACGCACACCAGAAGCAAATTGAGTATTGTGAATATAAGGCTATTGGCGAGGTATCAAATGCCTAGTAGTTTAATCAATATTGCTCAAGCATTAGCAACTAGAGTTAAGGGTACTGAGGTTGGTGAACAGACACAACACCAACTTGATACCAAGAGAACTACAAGCCTTAACTATGAGTTAATGTATAAGATGTTAGAGAGTGAGGTTGAGAAACATATCTTAGAAAATCAAGGCAATAGATGTGTTGATGAATTTAGACAGAACATACTGACTAAATTCCAAGACCTAGTTCAAATACTTATCAAGTAATCCTAATGCGTGGGCGACCTTGTCGCCCACGTTCCACACCTTGCATAGCAAGGCTCATACTCAATCTCAAAATACTTTTTAAGATTTACGCGACAGGTTTCGCGTTGCTAGGCTAGGTTTTGTGTTGCGAAAGGGTTTACCAAGT